GTGATGAGGAACTCCATCGAGCCGCCCTGGTCGTCTTTATCCAGCACGCTCAGGCTGTGCAGAATCACGCCGCGCCCTCCCTCGCAGATCCCCGCGATAGCTTGCGGCGCTGCGAGTAGGTCGCCATCGGCGTATTGCACAGTGTCCAGACTCAGCGTCACCGTTTCGATGACGAAATCTTGCGCTATCACGCGATTAGCCATAGTCCACTCCTATAAGGTGCCGGAGGCAGCGAAGCGAAAGGAGGAAAGACCCCGCCACCCACCCGGCTCGTTGTTGCGTCACCACTCACGCCACCTTTCACGTCGTGCTAGTCCTCGATACCGAACTTGTCGAAGATCGGTAGATGCTGGCCCGTCACCTTGCCCGCCTCGCTCATATCTCGAAGCGCCTTGACGATGATCTCGTGAGCCTTTGCGCCGATGTCAACATCCTTCGGTGCGTCGATCTGCTCCCAGTTCGTGTTGCCACGCTCACCAACGGCGATCTTGTTGTCCGCAATCTCGTTCTCAGTGAAGCTCAGAGCCTCACGAAGCTCACGCACAATGCGGATCGTGGTGATGTCGCCTTCGGCGGGCATAACGTTCAGCAGCAAAAGCCTATCAAGTATGCTCAGTTCCATGTCAGTCTCCCTTCAAGAGTTGGGGGAGCTTGTAGGCGCTCCCCCGTAAGCCTGCTTAGTCCGCGTCAGCCGCGGCGTAGAGGTAGATGTAGTGGATGGTTCCGTTGGAGTCGATCATAAACGGGATACTGCCAACAGCCGCAGCCGTCGGCGTGCCCTCCTGATACCCTAGAGCAAGCGTCCCGTCGTTGACCTGGAACATCGCGTCGATCTCAGAGTTTGCGCCTGAGAAGTTCAGATCCCACAAAATGCTCCGCAGCGGGTTGGATTCGAGGATGCACTGATACTTTCCCCACCCGATAACCGCGGTGGTCAGCGTGGCCGTGCCGTCCCAAATGCCGTCATTGTGAACGTAGCAGTTAGATGGGATAACGGCGCTTGTGCCCAGGTTGATCCATGAGGATTCGTGCGCGATTAGCCCGGTAGCCGTTCCGGTGATGGTCAGCTCTTTCTCGATCACGCCGTACCCGTCCGCCATGTTCGGGACAGCCTGCGTTGACGAGATCTTCATAGCGCGGTCATCGGTTGCGCCGATTGCGGCGTTCGTGATGGTCAAGCCGCCGGGTAGCGTGGTTGCGCCTGTAACGTCAAGTGTAGAGGCAAGCGCCACAGCGCCGGTCAGCGTGATAACGCCCGTCAGGGTCGTATCGCCGTCGACGAGCAGGTCGTTCCGCGCTCTGATACTGTTGAATTGTCCGTATGGCATGTTTAGCTCCTTATCCTGATGGCGGGTGAGCCGTAACCCACCCGCCTGTCAGGTTGTCCTAGCTGATGCTCGGAGCTGTATAGGTGCTGTTGGTCAGGTCGAGCAGCACACAGTTGGTCCGATTGCCGACGCCGACGCCAAACTTGCCGAAGCCTACCAGCAGATTGACGGGCGAATTCACATAGTCACCGGGCACGATGTTGAAGCCGAAGCCATACATCGGGTCGATGCGCACCCGCAAAGGAGCGCCCATCCCGCCGCCGACGCCATCATCGACGCGCTTGTACATCGCGGCGAACGTGGTCGGGACACGCGGGGTTTCCCACAGCTGAACCATACCGCGCTTGCCCTCGATGCTGCCGATGTAGGAGCCGATGTCGGTGAAGCTGGCTCGCTCAACAGCGGAGGCGTGGAAGCTGATTCCTGCCCAGTCGGGAGGCTTGAACCCGGTCACAGCGGCCCAAGAGCTGATGTCTGTGCGGCTGACACACATCTCGTAAGGGCTGGCGTATCCGTGCTCCTGAAGGTGCTCCATCAACGTGTCAACAGCGGCGACGTTGAACGTGGTAGCCGTGACGCCGGAGGTGGAGGTGCCCAGGAAGTGGTTGTGGGTGTTGGCGAATTCCTCACCGTCAGGCGAGACTGGGGGCACGTAGGTGCTGATGTCGTTGGTCGAGTTGGCAAACGGTAGGTCGGCGTAGGCGGTGTCAGCGATAGTGTTGGCGGTGTCCGAGAACAGCCGCGTCAGGAGCGCCTTCTGCCACAGTTTGCGCACCGAGTCCACCATCGACTTGATGGTCGCCTGTAGGTCGTCTGCGTATGCCTCGCGCAGATACATCTGAGTCCAGCCCATGCCCCAGTTGTAGGGTCGGATGGGGAGCATGTGCCCTTCGGTCTTGCCGCGCGCCGGATCAGGCACGCCGTACTCGGTCGCTACCTTCCATTCGTTCGAGGTGCCGATGGCGTACTTCACCATCTCGTTATCCTGCACAGCGAACAGCCCGGAGTAGTGCGGCATACTCAAGATCTCACCGTTGAAGCCGGCGAGTGCCGCGGATGCTTCCTGAGCCAACGACTGCAACGAGGTTCCGTCACGCAGCGCCAGCTTAGCGATATATCCCGAGTCCCACAGGGCCGGGAGCTTCCGATTGCGAAGATCACCAAATCCTATAACGGCCATTTATCCCCCCTATGCCTTCACGACCAACGGGGTCGCATAAGACGGATTGACCAGGATGATGCTGGCTGATTCCGCAATTCCGATCATGCACACGTAGGAACCCGCAACTGGGGTATCCTGGGTGAACAAGCCAGCGACGGCGGATGCGAATACGGGCAGTCCAGGCGTCATGCTGGAGTACCCTGTCACCGGTCCGCTGTAGACAACATCCATGAACTTGGTATCGGCTGCGACGGTCCCGCCGTCCTCAACAGATACGCAAATCCCGTAAGCGGCAGCAGTCAAGCTGCCACCGGCGGCGGTGCTCTGCCCGTCACCGTTGGAGTCGATGTATACGCCTTCGCCGGCGTAGATCGTGCCTCCAGATTCAACCCTGCGTGAGCGATAGCCCGGCAAAGGCCGAACGTCACTCGCTGTAAACGAAATGTCTGCCATCTAAAACCTCCTGATACTCACTTCACAACCGGGTCGCGTATACCGTATCGTCGGTTGATCTCCGCCTGCTCGGTAGACACGACCTGCTCAGTCGAAGCGCCGCGCTTGCGGGCGTCGGGGTCTTGCGTCGATGCGGTCTTGACCAGGTAGGGGCGATCTTCGGCGAGCTTATTTAGGGCCGCCTCAACGCCCTCAACTTTACCCGCTTCGTTGACCTCGAACTCCACGCTCCCCAGGAACGTCTGTGCGTCCGCCGGGTCGTGGAAGCTCATCTGCGCTGCCTGGAGTGCCACAGCGCCGTTGATCTTGGCTTGTCGTGCATCTCGCTCGACTGCCACGGCGCGATCCTGCGCCGCCGTCAACTTCGCCTGCAACTTCTCCAGCTCCGACATAGCCTCAAGCTTGCGCTCTTCATCGGCTTTCTCGAATGCGTCCAAGGCCTTGCGCCGTTTCGCTGCCTCAGCGTTGGCTCGTTTGAGTGCGGCGCGAACCTCCTCAAGCTCCGCCTTGTCGTTGGCTGCGTCTGGCGCGTCACCTGCCGGCGTCACGCCTGCGGGTGGTGTTGTGGGCGTCTCGCCCGCTGCCTGTGCTGCTGCCTGTGCTGCTAACTCTTTCTCAGTCATCTCGACTCGCTCCTTCTATGTGGGCATCTCGCCCGTCTAAACGAAAACCGCCCACAATCGGAGAGCGCGGACCTTGCGGTCGGTACTCTCAGAATGTGGGCGGGACTTACTGTGTAAGTGCGGCCCGGTATTCGTGCGTGTCTAGTGCTGCCTCAGCTCCTTCTCTAGCCCCTCGATGCAGCGCACGATCATCAGCAGCGCCCGGCGTATCGTCGTCAGCAGTGCCATCGTTTGCGCGGCGGTCATGCGTCGGTGTCCTCTTGCTCAGACTGCCCCGCCACCCACTCCGCATATGTCCCCACCGGCGCGCGCTCGCCGAGCAGGTCGTACAGCGTGCGCGGCACCCACGCATCGCCCCATACCGGATCGGTGATCTTCTGCGCGATGTCCTCAAGCGTGAAGCGCCCATCCTGCCACGCCGCAAACTTGCCGCTGCCCATCATGTCGCGCTGTGTGGCTTCCGGCTGGCGCTCAAACCACTCGCGTGCGCTCTCGTCTTGGAACTGCGGCTCAGGTGCGTCAATGCCAAGCTCAGCGTAGGATTTAGTTAGCGGAAGCATAGCGCAGCGCCCGGTTGGATGATCGTCCATGTCGGTTGCCAGCGCGTATATCTCACCATCGCGCATAATGCACGCCATACACGTCCGCCCGTTCTTCGCCGCGTGTCGTTGCCAGCCGGTCAATATGTCGGCGTTGTCCTGGTAGATCGTCTTACTGGCCGTCCGATACGCCCGCAAGTTCTCAGCCCTAGACAGCCTCAGCGCGTCGTTCAGCCCAATACCGTAGGCGTTGCGTAGCTCAGCCGCCAACTTGCGCGGATTCCAGCCCGCCACCATCCCCGTGACCATCGTATCGCTGAACGCCTCGACTGTGCCGTCAACGTACTTGTTGAGCACGTCGATCAGCGGTGAACCGTCCGACAGTTGGCCGGCCAGCGCCTCAACAGCCGCGCGCGGCATCCGGTAGAACGATACATCCACGCCGCTTCCGCGCGGTAGCCCGAACTCGATAAGTGCCGGCGCCTCACGTTCAGCAGCCGCGATGCTCTCACGCTTCTGTGCGACGATGGCCTCGTCTGCATACTGTGCGAAGTCGCGCAACTCAGCCTCGGCCTGCGCTTGGATGGCGCGTAGCCGCTCCAAGTCGCGTATATCCTCGTCTAGCACCTTCGTGCCCGCCAACCGTTGCGCCTCGACCTCAGCCGATAGCGTGCGGATGTCGCCTTGTAGCCGCTGCCACGCGGTCCCGTAGTAGCGCACCATCGCAGACGCGGCGCGTCGCTCACGCGCAAGGATGCGTGCGCGGAAGGCGTTGGCGGCTTCGATGATGGCAGGCGTGATAGGCATTTAGGTGGCACTCCTCGCCATGTCTCTCAAGAATCTCAGTACGCGCCAATCCCGCACGGCCTCCCCGTCAATCTCGAATCCCAGCGGGAGGCAGTCCAATGTGTGAGGCGCGCCAGTTTCCTTGTCCACGTATTGGAGGCGTAGCGGCGTGCGCTTGACGTTCTTCGCCGCGTTCTCTGGAATCATGATGATCTCAGGCGGTCGCCCGTCGAAGTACATCATCGTCGCACCGTCGCTCACGTAGTCCTCGGCTAGTTCACTCATCACTCAGACCTCCGGTTCCATGCCGCGACAGCCTCTGCTTCTTTCGGGTATATGCCTGTGCGCCCGTCCTCACACCCGCGGCATTTCACTTTGAACCCGCTTGAACTACAGCCCGTGCCGAAGCAATAGACCTTAACCACCTCTGCCTCACCGCCGCAGAACGGACACGGCTTCAGCTCAGGCTCAATAGGATCCGCCTGATAAAGCTTGCAGTCCGTCATCTCGAACGCCTCGAACTTCAGCACGTCAGCTTCCATCGTTTCGTAATGCACCGACACGGAATCCTGGTCTGTGTGTATCACCAGCTTCTCGCTAACGTATCCATCGTACACGTTCGCTCCCACTTGCACACGTATTTTATTCCTCATCGCTTCGCTCCTTTCAAAAGCATGCGACTACACTCCACGCTCGAACTGCTGCAACAATGCCCCGCCCAGGTTGGACGTGCTGGCAAGCTCTTCCGCGGATTGTGCCTTCATCGCGGCAATCCTGTCCTTGTCGTAGCCCATGTCCTCCCATAGCGTTTCCCTGGGCACACCGGCTTTCACCTTCTCGTCTATCGTCGGTTCGTCGCGCGTCTCGCTAGGCCCCCACTGCGTCTCAACCTTCATATCCTCGCCGTATGCGACGCCGTGCTCGGCTCCCAGTCTGCGGGCAATATCGCATAGGTTCTCCCAGCCGTTGCCAATGAGCGTCTTGTGCGCCCGCACCTTAGCCAATAGCGGGCCTTCCTGCTGCTTCAGCGTACCTTCTGCGGCGATCAGACCGGTGATCTGGAACCGCGCCGAGGGCGTGCCCGTGACTTGCGCCAGCTTCATAATCCAGCTATCAATCGTCGTCATCACCTGCAGCAAGTCAGCCGGCGGGATGACCTCGGTACGTGCTTCCTTGCCGCTCACGCTGATCCACGAGCCCGGCGTGAGTACCATGTAATTGCCGCCGTCATCCTCTGGAGGTCTGCCGTCAGTCGTCGCCACCCAGCCGTAGGCCATACGGATCGGGAAGCCGCAAGCGTCCCCGATGGCGATAGCGTCAAGTGCCATCTTGTTGATGATGTCCTGCGGAACGATTGCGTCCCATAGCTCGTAGGTGCCCGTCTTGCGTATGTGCGCCACCGGGATGCCATCCTCGGGAATAATAGCCTCGCCTTCCTCGTCAGCGAACGGCTCCCAGCCTGCGTTATGTTGGCGGCTCCAAGCCCGCGCCACCCACCGCTCGATGCGGTCTGGGTAGTAGATGTTCATGCGCTCACGTACCTTGTTTTTGCCCCCTTCATCCTGGTAGGTTTCGTACCACCGCTTGCTGATGGCCTCAAGCTCCTGGTTCGGGTCATCCTGAGCATAGTGCGCCTTGCACCCATAGCCGGTCCCGCCTACCTCGCGGTCTGTGTAGCGCGGGTGTGGCGTGTATGTGGGGAACCTGTCGCCCTCGGGCCAGTCCACGAAGACGAAGCTCTCCGCCTCGTTGATCGCCTGCTGGTGCGTGTCACGCTGCTTGGCGTCCATTTTGTTGTGCTTCCACACGTCCCAGCACCACGCGGCATAAGCCTCGTCGCCGCTCTGAAAGCCGGTAACGATCATCCGCTCGACAACGGCGTCTACAACCGGCGCGCAATAGTTGACGGAGAAGCGCGGGTTAGGCATATTGTTGGCGATGTACTCCTCTTGGCGTTTGCCCATCTTTGCGTTATGCTCGCCCTCATAGTAGTCACGCATGAGCACAATATTCTGCTGCCGGGTGCGCTCCTCAGCTGCCTGGTACGCAGCATAGACCAGATCGAGATCAATCATTCACGCCCCCTAGTAGACATATACCCCACCTGTTACCGCGTTCAGCCGCGCTCGATTAGCCAGCGCCCGCGCTATTACCGTGTCATCGTGTAAGCCTTCCGGTGCGCTGTAGCTACTGCGTCCGGTCAGCGAGTTTACCTTGCGCTCATACGCCTCAAGCTCCATCGTTGCGGTCGGGTCGTCAAGCCAGCGCACTTCCTCACGCTCAAAGGCCAGCGCCAGCGACTCGATCAGTGGCGGCTTGCTGGAGGATGTCGTCTGGAATGCTGTCACCGGTAGCCCGTCACGCTGTAGCTGTTCGATAATTGGAACTCCCATCGCGTTGCTCTCTGCCAATATCTCGGCAACGTGCCACTTGTCGCACATCGCCTTGAGTCGTTGTCGCTGGAACGCATAGTCAATCCGGTTGAACAGGTCAAGCGCCAACTCAAGCCCGCAATCTGCGCACACTATGCTGATGGCGGTGAGGTCCTTGGATTTCCCCCAGTCAACGCCAGCCACAACTCTATGCGCTCGATGCTGCCCTACCACCGTCTGCTCGTGATGCAAGCACGCCTGGATGTTGCGGAATACGGCACCCGCGCCGTCGAGGAACTCAGCCATGATCTCTTGCCGGT